TTAAGGAGAGATTTGGATGGAAAGCTCGGAGTGAAGGTGTATTTTGCACCTCTCAATTAAAAGCAGCATATTATGGTAACCCTTTTATAATATTTCCTATAGGAAAATGGGAAATATTATATAATCCGGAAATAAGTGATTCTATGGCTTCTCTATATACTTATATTACTAAAAAAACTGGTATAGATGCCAGTTTAAATTCTTTAAATTATGATCCTATAAATTATATAGAAGTAAAGAATTTAATGCCTGGATGGATTAAACAATATAAAACAAGCGTGTCGGGATTAAAACCGGCTATGAAAAAGGTTGAGGTAATTCTAAGGTGTAAGAGTTATTATGCCCTTTCAAAAACATATAAATATTATAAGGAAATAATGGAAGAGGTATATTAATGATATTTAGAAATTATTTAAAAGAAGCCATTAATAAAGAAGAAATTATATTACTATTGAAAAAGAATTGTGGAGAATTTATCAAAAAAATAGGTAATTATCCTTTATGGAGAGGTTATAAAAAGATAAATGATATAAAAAAAATTATATCTAGAGAAAATAGAAAACCTAAGGATATGGATGAAAATGTACATGAAGTGTTGGATGAGTTATTTAAAAAAAATTTTGGATGGAAAGCACGGAGTGAAGGTATTTTTGTGTCAGGTGACTATAAAACTACATATGCTTATGGAACACCATATATATTCTTTCCTATAGGCAAATATAAATATTTATGGAATCCTACAATACTAGATTTATATTCTGAATATGATGAGAGTGAAGGTTATAATGCTTATATTCATGGTATAGAAGGTAGTAATGATTATAATTATGATGAATGGGAAAGAGAGTATGGTGAGAATGAGGATGGTTATTGGAAACATCCTGATATAAATGGCACCTTTAATACAATGGATGAATTAGAGGACGAAATAAGAGATTTAGAGGATGAATCATTAAGTTCTATTAACGCCGATTGGGTACCTGGTATAGAATATGAAATTTGGGTAGAGGAAAAAGAAAAAGATTTAATTTTTTCTTTTGAAAAACAAATGGAAGAAGATGTTAGAGGATATTACCATAATAAATTATTAGAAAATGCCATAAAAAGTAAAACGGAAATTATGTTTAAATGTAAGGAATATTACTTGGTAGAATGGGAATATGTTAAAAGTATATTTCCAAAATATAAGGTACCATGAATAAAAACATCATAACCACAAATGGTAAGGTAGAGATAAAAAAACCTATTGAATTATTTATAGAATATGATGATAATATGGTAAGGATATTATTCAAAGGTGATAAGAATAATGAAATTGTATTCGGTAGTAACACCAAACTAATAGTTGATGGCGATTTATATATAGCATCCACAGGAGAGATGGGATTATTTACTAAAGATTCAAACCTTTGTATGGATTCCATAGGTGGGAATATTTTTCTCAATTCTCGAATGGCGAAGGTTCATAAAGATGATCCAGAAGCCATTAAATATAAAGAACAAATGACGCAGGAACCACAACACAAGGAATGTAGTTGCGAGGATACTATAAAGAAGTTGGAAGAAAGGATAAAGAAACTTGAAGATGGATTACAAACATTTCCGATATGAAGAAAATAAAAAATGGCTCCAAGAACAATGGTCCTCTTATGAAGTTTATTGTAATGGATGCCAATATTTAATAATAGTATATGGAATAATGTGTTGTAAAAACCAAGATAAATGTCAGGAAATAAGGAGATAATATATGCCCAGTATCCACCGCCAAACAGATGCCACAAGTTGTGTATCAGGTCCACAAACATGGAGTACCGATGTATTTGCCAATAATTTAGGTGTTGTAAGAAATACCGATATAGTGTTACCAGGAAAAGATTGTCAAGGAGGTATTTATATAGGATTATCTACCGTATATGTAAATAGTTTGGCAATACAAGTTATAGGTTCAGGAACATCTTGTGGACATGTGGCAGTAACAGGTTCACCTAATGTATTTGCAGAATTATTATAAGGATAAGGAATATGAGATTAAACAAATTTTTGAATGAAGAAGAAAGTCCCACTAAAGAGATGGTAGATTTTTATGAAAAAAGAACTAAAAGACATATAGATAGAGTTATAAAAAATCTTAATACAATAGCAGAAGAAAGAGATGATTTAAATAAAATTGCCTTACTTACTAGAGGTAAGACACATGATAAATCAAAATATTCAAATAAAGAAAAGATACCATATGTGTGGTTAACATGGTGGCATAAAGAGAAAAATGCCGGAAGAAAGTTTGAATACCCAAAAGGAGTTGAAAAAAAGATAAAAGTTGCCGCTAAAGGCCATGTATCTATAAATAAACATCATCCTGACGCACATACAAGCCCATCTAAAATGAGTAATATTGATATTGCCGAGATGATAGCCGATTGGGCCGCAATGTCACAAGAACTTAATAACAGCTTAAAAGAATGGGCCGATAAAAATATAGGTTCAAAATGGAAATTCAATAAAGAACAAATTAAATTAATATATGAATTAGTAGAATTATTAAAATGAGATTAAATAAATTTATAAACCGAATAGATGAAAAGGTTTCAAAAAAAGAGATAAATGATATATTGAAAGATACCAATGTTATGGTTGGTGTTGAAATAGAATTTATATTAGAGGACCTTAATAAAATCCTTAGAAAAAATAGATTAATTTATATGAGGTATATAAATGCCATTAATTCTAAAGTTAAGTATACAAATAAATTAAAGAAATGGTTTAAATTAGGTAAAGATAAAGATGTGCCTCAGATACCTAAAGATTTGATAGATTATGATTTACTTTATATGGAAGGCGAAGGTGGATTTAAGGACCTCAAAGATGGTGATAAAATTCCTAATCTAAGTAAACCAAATTTTGAATGGGACATAGAAAGTGATGATTTTGAAGGGTCAGATGGTGAATGGTTAGATGATCCCAATGAAGAAAATGATACTTTTGTAAATTATATGAAAATGTGGGTACGAGATAATGGTTTTCCTTTTGGTAAATATAAAATAGGATTTTATGGTGATGTTACTCCAAAAATAGGAGATAATTTTTGGGCTATAGAACCCGATTCAAGTTTAGGTTCATCTGGTATAGAAGTAAAGTCTCCTGTGGTACCTTTGAAAGAATTTATTGAAATTATGCCTAATGTATTTGATTGGATTAAAAAACATGGCAGAACAACGGAATCCTGTGGATTTCATGTAAATATGTCAATAAAAGGAATAAACAATCTCAAAAGTAATTTAGATTTATATAAATTGATTGTATTTTTAGATGAGGAATACATTTACAAATTCTTCAGTAGTAGAAAAAACAATGATTATGCCGAATCTTTAAAACAAAAAATATTAAAAGGCGGTATCGGTGTAAATATAGATAGAAAAGATATAAAAAAGATAGTTGATAATGAGAAAATAAAAAAGTTTATAAATTTTAATCATCATGATTCAATAACATTTGAGGGTTTAAATAGCGAACATCCTGATTGGATTGAATTCCGTTATTTAGGTGGAAGTAATTATCATAAAAAATGGTCCAATATAAAACCTATAGTTGCTAGATATGCTTATTATCTCAATATAGCCGTAAATCCAAATTATAAGAAAAAAGAATATATAAAAAAATTATTAAGATTATTAAACAAAATACCGGAATAAATAAAGGAAATAACCAATGGCACAAAGAAGAAAAGTTGTAGTATATTCAGATGTAGATATATTTCTAACAAAACAAACAGATGGTGATATAACAAGAGATGTAAATAAAGATGCTATAAAAAATAGTTTAACTAATATAGTATCCACACTACAAGGCAGTCGAAGAATGTTGCCTGAATTTGCAACAGGATTTCATAAATTATTGTTTGAACCTATAGATGAAGAAACAGCAAGAAGTATAGGTGAAATGTTGATAAGTGCCATTAAATATTGGGATGACCGTCTTATAATCAATTCACTAGATATAGAACCAAGGTATGATGAAAATACTTATAGATGCCGTCTAAATTTTACTACAAAATCAAAAAATACCATAGATTCCATAGACTTCGTTTTGAGTGCCTAAAGGAGAAAAATAAATAATGCCATTATTAATACCAGAGTACCTTTCAATAGATTTTAATACCTTAGTTACAAGGATAAAGGAAGAATTACAGAATTCTGCTACCTTTGCCGATTATGATTACGAAGGTAGTAATATAGCGGTACTGATTGAATTATGTGCCTACATTGGAGAATTGAACACATATTTCCTGAATAAATTGGCCAAGAATACTTACCTAGAAACGGCTGACATTTATGAAAACGTTAATAGGTTAGCCAGGCAAATAGGTTATGAACCTAAGGGTGTTTTATCTGCCAGAGGCACAGCAACAATAACTATATCAGGCGGTATAGAGGGAGATGAAATACAAATACCGGCATGGTCTCAAATGGAATGTCCTGATGATACCTATGAAGATGAAACAATAAAATATTCCAATACTACACAATATTCAGGTACATTAACATCCAGTGCATCAACAACCTTTAATATAAATGTAAGACAAGGAGAAGTTACAACATTATCTGGTTATACAGGTTCTGATCTTATTGATAATGAGTTATTATTACCTACTGGATATGGTTATGATAATGATTTGGATGATACCTTACCATCTATAGAGGTATCCGTTGATGATGTGCCGTGGGAAAGAATATCAGATTTTTATGATAGTTTATCGGCATTATATACTGAAGATAATGTATATATGTTTGTTTATGATAAATATAACAGAAGTAAGGTTATGTTTAATTCAGGACGGAATGTACCGACAAGTTCACAAAATATAACAATAAAATTATTAGAAAGTTTAGGTATTAATGGAACCGTTGGCGCTGATGCTATAACAGGTATACCTAATAATTTTATATATAATGTTACTCGTTCTGAATATTTGACATCAAGCACTATAACAATGTCTAATTCGGCGGCCACTATAGGTGCCGCTTCTTCTGAAACGGTAAGTGAAGTTAGGGATAATGCTTTAGGTGGTATGAATGCCCAATATAGAAATGTTACGGGTTCAGATTATAAATCTAGTTTAAATGCCAGATCTGATGTGGCAGCGGCATTAGCCTGGGGAGAACAAGAAGAATCACCGTCAGGAAGTACATTAGAATATAATAAGGTTCATATATCATTAATACCAACAACATGGAGTACGGCCACGGTAGTTACATCAGGTGCAACATGGACAACAGATTGGGATTCTACAGGTATTATAATGGTACCTACATCATATGCTACGGCCTGGGAAACAGAAATATCCAGATATATAGAACCTAAGAAAATGTTATCCACATATGAACAGTATGATGTGCCGGAATTAATATATTTTAGTTTTAAATTTGGCATAAGAAAATTAAGAATATATACATTAGCTAATATACAAACGGACATAACAAATAAATTAATATATTATTTTAGATCCTCAAATAGAAATTTTAATGAAGAAATAAACTTTATGAATATTTTAGAATACTTGTTAGATACCACGGAAATATCACCTAGTGATGAATATTCTAATATCAAAGGTATAAGAAATTTAAATATAAGAGATATTGATGTTTCAACTACAGTACATGATCTAAATACCGATGAATTATATCCTTATTACACTGTTACTAGTTACACAGGTGAAAATCAATTGAGATCAATAAAACTTGGATATAACCAATTCCCAATGTTAAGTTCAGGTTCGGTTTCATTCACAGAGGAAACATAAATGGCCAAATTTTCAGATTTACCTTATTATATACTAAATGAATATTTTAGTGCTTTAATAACGGATGCTACATATGTAGGATCATTTAGTTCTTATATAATAGGTACAAGATCAGGTATAGTAGCTGACGGTGGTTATTGGACAAAATTATATACTAAAGATTCAACAACAGGAGATTTTGTAGGCCATAAATTTAGAATTGTTGAGATAGATGGAAATTTTTTTACCTTTGATTATGGTAGTTTAACATCTGGCCATTCATTGGCCACATCTATAATAACAAATGGTTCAGAAGTATTTTTCAGGAAAGATAGTTATTTCCATGATTATTTATTATCAAATGAATCATCTTATAAGAATTATGCTAATACCGATAAACATTTTCTATATTTTGGGAATATATACTCAACGGGCACAACGGACAGATATAATATAAAATTTAATGGTATGAAGGATTTTGTGAAAAATGCTTTACCTATAAATAATCAAACTGCAAATTTGGTTGAATTTTTAGATATCTATTTTGATAAAGAACACCAAGAAATATATAATTTAACCAAAACTCTTTGGTCACTTATTGATCCTAAAGAGGTTAATATAGATTATTTGGCTTATATTTCTAATATGTATGGTATGGAGATTAATGAAACTTTATCAGTATTACCATTAAGAGAATGGGTTGATAATACCATATATTTCCTAAAAAGAAAAGGAACATATGCTTCCATTTATATAATATGGAAAATATTAACAGGTGGTACCAATAATACGTTACAGGTATTTGAAAGGTGGCATGATGCCTCTGTTATAATACCAGTAGAATCGGATTTTGATGATTATCCTTATCAAATGTTTTACTCAGGAGAAGGAACGGCTCCTTCTGGTTGTGTAGCTCCTAATGGAGGCGGATATTATTCACAAACAGGTGAATATCCTGACGTTGGATCTTATTCAGTGTCAGCAGTAGGAGATCCAATAGGTGAATTATCACAATGGAGTGTTAAACATAATCTTAATACTACTAATGTTATAGTTCAGGCATATAATGAAAATAGTGAAATGATATGGCCATTAACAATTAATATAACTAGTAATAATGAAGTTTTATTGACATTTGCTACCACATTAACGGGTACCGCAAATGTCGTGGCCGCAGATTATTCACATGATCCAAATGTTCCAATAGCTACATGGAATATAAACCATTCACTTAGTCAAAAAGAAGTATTATCACAATATTTTAATAATTCTAATAATCAGATATGGCCATCAACAGTAACGTTATCAGATATAAATAATATGGTTGTTACTTGGAACAGTCCACTTGATGGTAGAGGCAATGTAAAGGAAGCAGGCTATATTCATACACAAGCAGCGGCAAACTCTACATGGACAATAAATCACAACCAAATAAGGAATGTGCTTGTTAGTTTTTATGATAACTCTTATGTGGAAATAATGCCAGATACAGTAACAACAGCAGAGGGTTCAGTAATAGCTACATTCGGTTCAGCTATAACAGGTTATGCGATGGTTGAAAGTGCTGGATATTCATTAGAACAATCAGAAAGCGGCTATGTATTATCGCCCCATTATAAGGTAGAAATTGATTTAAATTGTGAACCATTCGGTGACAATTATATCATAAACCAATCCTTACTAGATGAATTATATAAAAATTGGGAATATACAAGGCCGGTATCCAGGTTTGCCCATTATAGAGAGTTAGTTTCTCCTAAAGTTGATTTATCCAAAACATATATAGATGTTTATGGTAATGAATATACCGCAAGTATGAATTCGGCGTTTACTGGATCCGCATACGTATCGGCAGCTACGGCATCATCATCTGGATCATATGGCGATAACTATGAACATATACAAGATGCTAGTAGCATGGAATGGAATATAAATCATAACCTTAATACTGTTAATGTATTGACACAAGCATATGATGATGACAATGAATTAATATATCCTGCTGA